ATGACGCAAAAATTACATATTAAAACATGGGGCTGTCAGATGAATGAGTACGATTCATCAAAAATGGCCGATCTTCTCTTAAATACACATGGTTTAGAATTGACAGATATTCCAGAAGAAGCCGATGTGTTACTTCTTAACACCTGTTCTATTCGTGAAAAAGCACAAGAAAAAGTGTTCCATCAGTTAGGTCGTTGGAAAGAATTAAAAAAACAAAATCCAAACCTAGTCATTGGTGTGGGCGGTTGCGTGGCTTCACAAGAAGGTGAACATATTCGTCATCGTGCACCTTACGTGGATATCGTATTTGGTCCGCAAACTTTACATCGTTTGCCAGAAATGATTAACCAAATTCGTGGCGGTAAAAGTTCGGTGGTGGATGTGAGTTTCCCTGAAATTGAGAAATTTGACCGTTTACCGGAACCTCGTGCAGAAGGTCCAACTGCGTTTGTGTCCATTATGGAAGGCTGTAATAAATATTGTACTTACTGCGTGGTGCCTTATACCCGTGGTGAAGAAGTGAGCCGTCCCGTTGATGATGTGTTATTTGAAATTGCGCAGTTGGCAGAGCAAGGTGTACGTGAAATCAATTTATTAGGCCAAAACGTAAATGCGTATCGTGGCCCAACATTTGATGGCGGTATCTGTACATTTGCGGAATTATTGCGTTTAGTGGCGTCGATTGATGGTATCGACCGTTTACGTTTTACCACCAGTCACCCCATCGAATTTACTGATGATATTATCGATGTGTATCGTGATACGCCTGAATTGGTGGACTTCGTGCACTTGCCAGTACAAGCTGGTTCAGACCGTATTTTAACCATGATGAAACGTGGCCATACCGCGTTAGAATATAAATCGATCATTCGTAAATTACGTGCAGTGCGTCCAAATATTCAAATCAGCTCAGACTTCATTGTTGGCTTCCCAGGTGAAACCAATGAAGAGTTTGAACAAACGATGAACCTAATTGCACAAGTAAATTTTGATATGAGCTTTAGTTTTATCTATTCCGCGCGCCCAGGCACACCTGCTGCAGATATGCCAGATGATGTCACTGAAGAAGAGAAGAAACAACGTCTTTATCTTTTACAAGAGCGTATCAACCAACAAGCAGCGCAATATAGCCGTCGTATGCTTGGTACAGAGCAACGTGTATTGGTAGAAGGGCCGTCTAAGAAAGATATTATGGAATTAACAGGACGTACTGAAAACAACCGTATTGTGAATTTCCAAGGTTCACCAGATATGATTGGTAAGTTTGTCGATATCAAGATTACCGATGTTTATACTAACTCTCTACGTGGTGAAGTAGTGCGTACTGAAGATCAAATGGGATTACGTATTGCACAATCACCACAAGAGGTGATGAACCGAACTCGTAAAGAAGATGAATTAGGCGTAGGACGTTATCACGGCTAATCATTTTAGAATATAGATAAGTAACCGTACGAAAGTGCGGTTATTTTTTTATGTGTTTTTAGAAAAAGAGAGTAGGAAAGTCTTTATCCTAAATTTTAGGCATAAAAAAACACCCGTTAAGGTGCTGATTTAAAGTGGTGGGTCGTGAAGGATTCGAACCTTCGACCAACGGATTAAAAGTCCGCTGCTCTACCGACTGAGCTAACGACCCAAAAGGCTGATTCTAAAAGTAATTTTAAAATCTTTGGATTAATATAGAAATGGTGCCCGAAGCCAGACTTGAACTGGCACGCCTCGAAAGGCGAGGGATTTTAAATCCCATAATAAGCCTTTTAAAAACAACAATTTACTTTAATTTCAAGGCGTTGCAAGAGTAAATAAGAGTATATAAAGGTAAATATAAAATGACATCGCCAGTTAATCGCCACTAAAAAATAGGAAAAGTACAAGGGATTCTTAAAAAATGAATCCCTTTACTGCGCGGGATTGAAAAGAGGATTGAATTTAACCGCACTTTCTAAATGCGATGGGGCAAAGTGTGCATAACGCATTGTCATTTCAATGGTTGAGTGGCCTAGAATTTCTTTCAGAACTAAAATATTCCCACCATTCATCATAAAATGACTGGCGAAAGTGTGGCGTAGTACGTGGGTAAGTTGTCCTTTCGGTAATTCAATTTCTGCACGAGTAACGGCATTTTCAAAGGATTCATAAGCATCATTGAATAATCTGCCACGCTTTTTCGGCAGCATGTCGAATAATTCTTTGCTGATAGGCACGGTCCTATTTTTCTTTGATTTCGTATTCACGAACGTTATTTTGTATGGCATTACTTGTGATTGGGTTAGCGTTTCCGCTTCACTCCAACGTGCACCGGTTGCCAAGCAAATTCGAACAATTAAGCCCAAGTCTGGGTTGCGTGAGTTATCACATTCAAGCAATAGGCGGTAAATATCACGCTCATACAGAAAAGCAAGTTCGGTGTCGCGCTCTTTAAATAAACGAACGCCATCAAGGGGATTTTGAGTGGTCCACTTCCGTAATGATTTCAATTCATTAAAAACTGCCCGTAAGTAAGCGTGTTCACGGTTTACAGTGGCTTCTTTCGGGGGCTTATTCTTATTTAAAGAAAAGTCACCATCAAGGCGGCGTTTGCGGTAGTCGGCAAAGATTTCTGCATTAAATTCATTCGCGGGCGGGTCGCCCAAGTTTGCGCATAAGTTTTTCAATTTGGCTAAACGTGCCTCACCATCAGACAGCGTTTTGCCATGCACATCAAACCATTCTTGCACGTAAAAACTTAGCGCGGGCAAATCGTTTGATTCCAATACTTGTACAGAATCAACCGCAGTTGTCGTTTGTTCTTTGGCTTGATTGTAAAAACGTAGCGCATCGCCTTTGGTTAAAAACCATTTGCGTGACCGCTTGCCGTTTACATAAACTTCTGCAAGCCATTTTCCGTTTTTAGTGTCTTTACGAACTGCCATTTATACCAACTACGTTATTTTTTCCAACAACTAAATTAAATAAATTTGTTGTTTTAGGAAAAACCTCTTTGTAATGATTATTTATTAAATTTACTAATTTGTATCTCCCTAGTTCGTCATTTCTAGAGTGTTTTTCTATTAAATCTGTTGCCTTGTTTATTGTTTTTATTAAAAAAATGAAAATTTCATCAATTTCGCATTTGTTTGATTTGTCAAACATATATAAAGTTGATAAAGCGTGCTCTATGTCCCAGCAAATTTTTAGCTGAATAGCATTGTATTCTTTGATTTCATCAATAGACTTAAAGTTTCTAGAGGGGAGTAGCACTGCATGGGTATCAAAATCAATAATATTTCTAGCAACCTTGCTTTTCAGATCAGGTATTTTTTGTCTTTTCCAAGAGCTTATCCCGATGGCAGTAAAAAGCATTATAATAAATGTACTTAAAGAACTAATCCAATCCGTAATCTTGGCATCCCTAAATACACTAAACGAAAAAATAAACGCAACACAAGCCACCGCAAACGCAATCACAAATGGATAAACTAAAAGCCAAAAAAGAAAGTCTCTTATTGTTGCTTTTGATTCATTATTAAAAAACTTTTTCAACATTTAATTTACCGTTTTCTACACCCATCGCGAATTTCACGCATTTCTTTTGCATTTAACACAACACTTTGAGGGCGCACGGTATAAAGACTATTTGATGATGTGTCATAGAGTTGGCCATCAATAACAAACGTGAATGTTTTATCTTTGATAAACACGTCTAAATTCACGTAAGTATCAAATTTTGATTCGCTGCTCATATATTGTTTAGTTACGTTATTATGATATTCAAGCGAAATATCATAAACGCTCTTGCCCTTTGTTGATGTTTTACTGCTCTTTTTGTTGAAGATGGAACATTGTGCAGTAAATGAAAAGAAATCATTTTGAGCCTTTCCAAAAGAAAAAGTAAATGCAGGCTTATCGTTCATTGAATAATCATCCGCGATAATGTTAATCGGTTGATAATCACCAGATTCAATCGTGCCGGCAAGGATAGATGAGGAAAATAATAGAAAGGTCAATCCAATCAATCTTTTCATCACATTTTCTCCATTTTAAGAATCACTTTCCCCACCACATCAATATCACTCAATTCACATTCAAAACTGAATTTGCCACCGTCTACACGGATTTTCCCTGCAGGTAACACGGTGATATAACGGATAAGATGAGAGTTTTCGACGATGACGAAGTATTCGCCATCCACTAAATTGCCGTAATCACTAGTCGCAAAATAGGTGTGATTGTCTTCATCAATACAAAACACTTTGTCATAACTTTCACGGCCGTCTAAATTCGGTAGATATGGCAAAAGAAAGGGTTTATTTTCTATTATGAAAGATTTTCCATTTTCTAGGCGAATCGCATTAAAATATTTCAAGTCATCTGATTTATCAAAAATCGGCTCTTCTCCAAAGGCGACATAGTTCAACCTAGCCCCCGTTTCAGAGACGCAACGAATCACCAATTCAGCAGGGAAAAAACCACGTTTAGCCCAAGTGCCAAAGGTACTGTGAGGCATTCCGAGATGCTCTGCCAATAATCTTCTATTTGCAAAACCATATGCTTCCATGATGCGAGATATTACGTCCTTGCCACCAATAAATTCTTTCATTTTAGTAAATTGACCTAAAAATTTATATTGACAGGGTCAAATGACCCAGAGTATATTTAAAGGGTCAAATGACCCAATAACCTTATATGTCCTTATTTAAACATCAAGGAGTTTAGACAATGACCAGTCAAAATGCAATATGTGTGAATGTACAGGTGTCAGCGCCTTACGTGACCATGAAGAAATATTCCGAGCTTACTGGACTATCTTTAAGCAAAGTGAAAGCACTTAGAGCAGAAGGGAAATTACCCGTGCTTGAAAAAGACTCTCCACGTGGCTCAGTCCTTATTAACATGATTTCGTTAGTTAAAGAGGCGGCTGCGCGCTCATAAAAAAACCGCACTAAAAAAGTGCGGTCAGTTTCCAAAAGATTTTAGTTAGAAGGGGAAGACAATGACTAAAACATCAACATTTAAATTCTTTGTTCATGAAAAAGTCGAAAAAGGCGAAATCACCATTGAACAAACCAAAGAAATTTCGGCTGTAATTAAACAATCTAGTTCCGTTTCGCCAAACGCTCAACAAAAGGAACAAGCACATCAAGCAATTCGGGCGATATTTGAGACGTTGAATCAATCAGCATGTGAAGCTCGTTCTCCACATCATCAAGCAAATCAGGGTGGCGAGAAAGTCCACGCAACAAGCAACCTATCACGCGTTCTTGAAGTGCCAGTTGTAAATGCTGCTGATAAATCTGTGCTTGCATATCTTCAATTGTTTTTTCAATCAGATCGTTCGCCATGTGAAATCCTTAAATTAAGTAACCGTTTATTTATTTTAGGGCAAGCATACAACAAAAAAAGCAAATAAAAAAGTGAGGGCTTGGCAATGTATGTGACAGATAAAATCAGTGCAATCGAACAATGGCATAAAGAACAAGGTGTGCCATTGCTGCAAGCTAAAAATAGCGAAGATGTGATGCATCAAATGGAATTAAGCCAATATCCTGTCGAGCGAGCTTTTAACTATTTAACTGTTCAAAGACGAGAAATGCTTAAGGCAGTCGCTGATATTGAGCCATCAGAAGATTACATCCGCCCTGATTTGAGCGGCGATAAACTTTGTCATTATAACGATAAAGGTATTAGTAAATTAGCGAGAGTATTAAGGGATTTGACTGAGTTACGCCGAAGTTTCCCGCAATCTATTCGCCTTGCTGATTTTTATGATATTGACCCAGTCACAAGGGGGCAATAATGGAAAATAAATCAAGTACTAAACCAAGCACTGAAAACTGCTTGAAAGCGGCTAAAAAGTGGCGAAACAAATATTGGATTTATCGCACAAAATGGGAGTTATTTAAAAGACAACAAAACGAAGTTGCCGCCAGTGCCATCTATCACAAGATGGTGATCGCATTAGATAACGTAGGGTATTTAACCAAAAAAGCCGAAGAGCTGGCTCATTAAGGATATTTTATTATGCAAGAACATTTTATCGAATTATCAAATCGCTACAGCATTAAGTTAAGCGAAACAGAGAAGTACATTATTTACAAAATTGAACTACAAGAAAATGGCACCTACGAAAGAGTAGGCGGAAAAATCTGCAAAGATCTGTTTGCTGCAGTTGATACACTCATTCTTTGCGAATTAATGGATGAGGATGTTACTTCTCTTTCTGCAGTGGCTAAGAAATTAGAAGAAATCTACGCAGAAGTAAAACGCATCGCTGAAATCCAAGCGACTTATGCACAGGCATAAACACTTTTTTTATCTATGGTCATTAATTAAATTCATCTAAATGAATTTAGAATGAAATTAATTCATAAAATAAAGGGTAATACAAAAAAATGTGGGAACAGCAACGCGATAATACGATCATTGCCAAACATGCACACATGGCAGTGGTTGCATGTGAGCGCCATCAAGCCGCAGAAAATGGTCAAAAATTTGACCGCACTTTTCTGCAGTTTGATGAAAGC